CATTTTCAACATGTAAATTATAAACAGTTTTTGGTTTTTGTATTATTTTTTTACTTATAAGTTTCATAAAATTTATCCAATTTGTTTTTAGTATCTTCATTAAATAATTTAATATTTTTTGGATATGGATATTTTGAAAGATATTTTTCATCAGCTTTAATAACTTTGTAATTATTTTCAATTGCCCATTGATTTAAATATTTCATTTTATCTATTGTTTTTTGTTCTTTGAATAAGTTTGAAGGTTTTACTTCACATACTATTTTATTTACATGATCAATAAAATCCACTATATATATGTGCCAGCTACCATTATGCAAATATTTAATACGTAAAGTTTCATATTCTGCATCTGGGTTATAGTATTTATATAGACATTCCCAAGATGATCGATAGTTAACATTTTCATATAAACTATTCCATGATGTATTTCTATTATTACTATTAGGTAAATATTCACCAGATAATATTAATTTTTTCATTGTGGCACTTTGTTTTAATTTAGATTCTTTTGTGTGTTTTTTGCCATACATCGGGTTATTTTCACCAAGCTTGGATTTTGAAATTTTCATAACACTTTCTGATGTTTCTTTTGTAAGGCCTTTGTTCCAACCTTTTTGAACACCTTTTTTATTTTTATTCCAAGGTATATTGCCAGCAGAAACACCTAAAGTTTTACCTGACTTTTTAAGCGAAGCAATTGCTGCCTTACCGCCAGCAGTAGCAACTGCACTATTTCTTTTAATACTAGCTTCTTGTTTAATGTTTAAATCATTATCAAATAATCCATCAAGAAACTTTATACTAATTTTAGATAACAAACAAGTTTTAAATCTTGATATTTCAGAAGTTTTAGTTATGATTCCAGAATTTAATGTTAATTTACCCTTAACATGCTCTAAAATTATAGTTTTCTGGTTATTTTGTAATAGCAATAAATTTAGGCTATTCTTATTTTTTTCTATATATGTTTTTATGACTGTTTACCCTTTGGCTAAATGAACTATATATTATTTATAATATCGTGGTTTTCTGTTAGCTCATCTGCGCGAACCCAACCTAAATTAGTTAAAAATTTATGGTTGGCAGTGACTTTTATAATCTTGCCATTGTCAAATTTCAATTCCAACATATCTTCAGATAACGAGTTGGTTAAATTTTTATGAACATTTAATACTTTATCTTCTTTGAACTTCTGAGATTCTTCGTTATAGTTTAATACAATATCACCAATATTGATATTTTTTATTTGAACATATCCTTTATTAGTCAAAACTAATGAATCGCCGTGAAAACACTCATCATTTAAACACATTCCAAATTTATCGTACCATGACTTGGGTTGATTAAAAACAGATTGCCAAGTAGTTAATGTGATTCTTTTATTTGTGTTTTTATCTTGACCAGCAAATATTTTATGTACAAACTCATTTTCAAAATCATAATTAGCATAATTGTCAAAATCACTTGCCATTTGATGAACAAGTGACACAGATGGAACAATTAATAATATATCTTTGTCTGAATTGTCTAACATATATTTACATATATTGTACAATATCAATGACTTACCACTTGAAGTAGGTGCTAAAAGTGTCATTCTTTTACTTTTTATAGCCTTTATTATAGCACCACGTTGATGTTCCCAGGGTTTAATTATATTGCCTTTGTCAAATATTTCTAAAGAATCAATATAAGCTTCAGCATCAAAATCCGATTTAAAACATTTAGTAACTCTAGGGTCTAAATCAACATCCAAATCATTTTCTCTGGCAAATTTAAGAATTAAATCCAATAAACCTACAGGTAAAAGCTTTTTATATGCTGAATATATTCTTATGTAACCGTCCCAAATTTTAGCTTTATAACGTGGATTCCACAAATAACCCTTTGGTCTAAAAGCAAAATAATCACTAAGTTCTTCATTTGTTCCAGCATCAGTTTCAATGTATAAGTTAACATCATCTAAATAATTAATTTTTATCATTACAAACCCTGGGTATATTTAATAATTGTTATGTACTATTTATGTTAGTTTTTACCCGCCGTTAGAAAATATTTCCCATTTGATTGCTGAGTTTATAGAAAACGTCATACTATCAACAGCTTTTAATACACCTTCAAGATATTTTGCTCGTGATCTTTGAATTTCACACTCTGCTAATGCACCTAAGTATTTTTTTTCACCTGCAACATACATTGGTATATCTCGTCTATCAATTATAGAATTAGACATATTACCAGTTGCATATTCTTTAAATAACTCACTATACACAGAATCTACATTCATTTCTTTAGCTTTTAATTTTATTTCAACATAATATAACATTGCACAATATTTAGATTTTATCAACGGAACTCGAGTTGAAATTTCTGTGCAATTACTTATTTTCCAAGATAAATCTTTTTCTACTTCAGTTTTTAATTCTTCAAAATCCATAATTTATTTCCTATGCTATGTTAATTCTTTTAATTGTATAATATGCATAATTTAACGTTAAATTTGCAACTTGTGGATCATCTCCTTCTGCTGAGACGTCGAATATTGAACCATCTAGTGAAGTTGGGAAACAATCAATAAATGATACTTTTATAATTGGATTTTTATTATTATCTAAAATTATAATATCGGCATCTGAAATACCTAGGTTTGAAGCTTTGCCAGTAGTTGGATCTCTAAATTCAATCATCCAATCAGCAGCTTCAACATAGTTTTTATAATGTTCATCTATTAAAAATGAAATTGTTAACGGATCAAAGGTTAATTTATCACCTGGAGTTGGTACATCTAAAACTGGTGAATTTACTTGTGTTACTCCTAGATTCATTGCAGGTATTTGTAAATCTTGCACAAAATATTGTACATTTGGTAATTTTGAAAATGTTAATAAAAAATTAGTTTTAAACGATAAACTGTTATCAATTGCCATGCTATTCTCCAATATATGTATGATATATTTATAATACTTTAATTAATGCTAACGTCAATAAGTTTATTTTATATGTGTAAATGTAAACCTAGATCAAATCTAATACATTATAATCATAACTTGATAAAATACTATAATTGGTATATGGTACTCTAGGTTTTATCCTCTGGGCTTTATATCTTTATGATATGCGACATATAAAAAAAGGATGCCGAAGCATCCTTTTAAATATTAATTAAATAATGTTTTAATTAAATACCAGGAAGTGTAGCACGTTGGTAGTAATCATTTGCTTGATCTACCGCTGTACGTCCAGCACCATTTGCATCAGCATTAAATGCAACAGCACCTGTAACAAACGGGTTAACTGCAACGCCGTAACGAGTTTTGAAGCCCAAACGAGGTTGGAAATCTTCTTCACCAGTTGCTTTATGGAATTGTAATGGAACATACGGAGCCATGAACAAACCAGCATCGTATGCGTTAGCACCACGATAACCAACAGTAACATACTCTTCTGAAGCATAAGGGTCCATGTAAACTTTATAACGGTTGTTTAACACACCTAGAAAAGTAACACCGGTAACATCAGGAGCACTGATATTGCTTGATGCAAAAGCACTAGTACCAGCACCAGACATTAATGAACCAGCAGCTTCAATAGCTGTTGCAACATTTGGTGAACATATGATAATGTTACCACGGCCGCGACGAGTATCAATTGCGATACGGTTTGCCATTTTTTCAATCAATGTTAGTACTTGAGAATAAATCTCAGTAGACCAACGACCGTCAAAACCAGCTTGGGTAAAATCAACAACACCATCGGTAGTACCAACTACACCTGAAGGTAATGCAATTTGACCAGCACCAGCAGTAAATTTAGCAGGTTTAGCCATTGAGTTAATTAGACCAATGATTTCACGATCTTGTTCAGCAACGATTTCAGCACTTAACATATCAGCAAGAATTGCTTCTGCATCTAAGTTATGAATTGCTTTTAAATCTTGAGCTAATTCAGTTGTGTAGCGAGCTTTTAATGCACGAGTGTATGCAGTAACAGTTTGCTTTTCAATACTGAAGCCCATTTCAGGCCAAGGTGTAACTTGATAAGTACCTGTAGCACCACTAGCATCGCCATCAACACTTGAGTTTGTACCCAAAGCTTCAGCAGATTGCATACGAGTTAGTGTTTCGTCTGCTTCGCCAGCCCATACATCAGTTTTAAGTGTACCAGGAGCAGAACCCTTAGCACCCTTTTGAGTATTTGCTTTCATAGCAAAAATTAAACCAGTTGGACCAGTCATTGGCTGAACACCAACTAATTGATTCGCAACTAAAGCAGGCTGTGAACGACGAACCATGTTAATTAAAATTGGATCAAAACCAGAAATTGAACTTTGAGTAGTTGAACTACCTGCAGTTTCTTCAGCAAGTGCATTTACTGTGTTTTCTAGTAAACGTACTAACGTATTTTTCTGTTGAACATCTTCAATTTTGGCAACACCACGACATTCGTCGATAAGTTTGTTCCACTTGTTTGTTTTTTCTTCTGACAACATTTCTTTTTGCATTTTGTGATTCCTTTAAATTTATTTAAAATATTTATACAATCTATATTTTACACTTGGTTAAATATTACGAGCATCTTCAATTAATTTATCAAAATCTGACAAAGTAACATCTTCTGATAAATTACTAGCTTCGATAATTAAACCTGAATTTAATTTGTCTACATTAGTAACATCTTGTTTAAAAAACGATTCTTTTAAGTAAGAAGCTTTTTGTTCAAACTCTGCACCTTCAAGTTCGCTGATATTTTCTATCAACAAATTGAATTTTTCTATTTGTGATTCTGTGAGATCACGTGATAATTCTTTAGTAAAATCATGCTTAGTAATACGATTACTTGCAGTAGTTAACTTAACGTTATTTGAAATTTCAGTTTCTAAACTTTCTTCTAACGATTGAACTTTATCAGCTAAACCTTCAAGAATATCATAACGGCCGTCTGGAACTTCGATATAATGTTCTTTAAACAGATCAGATAAACCTTCTATGAAAGTTTCGTTCATTTCAGTTTTAAGCGACTGTTCTATCGCAATTTCATTATCTTCAACCCATTCAGTTACAACGTAATCTAAATAAGCATCAATTTGATTTTGTGTTTCAATTTCTTTTTTCTCTGATAATGCCATTGCATAACCTGAGTACAAATCAGAAACTTCAATAGCAATTTCTTTTGCTTTTTCACGGACCGCAGCTTCAAATAAAGTTTTAGTTTGAGCTTGAACATCTTCAGATAATTCACTAACACCCATCAAATCTTCATCAATTGAAACTTTAAAATCTAATGCTTTTAAAATATCAGCTTTTAAATTTTCTTCTAGTTGATCTTCAAAAGATTCGTCAACAGAATCATCTTCTTCATCTTCTTCGTCTTCTTCGTCTTCTTCCAATGAATAATCTTCGTCTTTTTTACTTTCGCCGACAACATCAGCTGCAGTGAAGGAGATTCTGCCTTCGTCTAGTATTGTTGATAAAGATTCTAGTGTAATGTCTTCACAATCTGACTCAGAAACAAATCTTGCTAAGTCTTCATTGAAAACATAAACATGACCAGTTTCAACAAATGTAAATTTTTTTAATTTCATTTATTTTTCCAGAGTTTATGTTAAATTATATTTATAATACTTAAATTTTTTGCTTTAAGCTAATAACTAGCATATTTAAATATCTGAGTAATTATTAAGTTTTTCCTGATAACATTTTAATAAAATTTTGATAAATTTGATATTTACGTTCTTGTAAAGCTTTATTATTGGTATTTGCTAACATTTTTATTTGATCTATACTAGATTCAATTAGCATTCCGCCGTCACCATATACCCATTCTTTGCCTTCAATTATACCTTGAACAAAAGCATCAGGAGCACTTGGATCTGAAACAATATCAGCAGCGGCCGCAATAAAATAATCATCTTGAACTACGTTTATACCGTTATGTTCTTTTATTGTTCCTAAACCTCTAGACGAAACTGCAAGTTGTACGCCATCGTCAATTAGCCCCTTACATAATTCTCCTAACGGAGTGGATAATAATTTGGCTTTTCCTATAAAATTAGAACCTTCACGAATTAATGAAATAGTTTTAATTGCAGCACGTTCGTAATCAATCTTTGGGCTTGGTGGATGGTTTAATTCACCCAGGGCTCTATTCGATTCAATTAGTGGCATGTATTTGTCAACAGCTGATTGTAATACTTCAATTGGATATTTACGGCCGTTGCCGTTTGTAATATCACCTTGAAGAAATATTCCTTCAATAAAATATTCTTTTTTACTGTTATCTTTTGCTTCTACAATTAAAGAAGATGTTTCTAAATTTTCGGTTATAAGTTTCATTTAAATACCTAATTTTTTATGTTTCTTTGTACCAGCCACTGTTAGCTTGATACTTTTCTTTTTAAGGGTAGAAGATTTTACGTTCATGGTTTTCTTTTTTTGAATATTACCCAGTCTTTTGTTTTTCTTTTCAGCTGAAGTTTGAGCAACAACTTTACCATTTACGTATTTCTTACCAGCCTTTCCAGCAGATTTACGTTTTGTTATTTGACCCTTTTTATTGACAATTTTTTTTATTACAAATTCATTTAATTTTTTTATTATGTCGGCTTTAGTAAGTTTCATTATACCTTCCTATTCAAAGAAAAAAGCAACTGCACTTTTTGCTTCTGGTGAGTTTTTATGTTTACTTAATATTTTTTTAATAACTGATTTTTCAGCATCATCATCACCATCAGAGTTTAAAAACATAGAAGCTATTTCTTTTTTTATAGAATCTACACTTTCAGATATGTTTTTCTGTGCCAATACTTC